TCAGGACAGGCAACGCCACGTGAATGTTTTGGAGGATGCTGATGGCCTCGTCGTAGTTGCCCTCTTCAGCTTTGGCAAAACCTGTCTTGTAAATGTGTTCAGCAAACTCAGGTAGGGTCTGTTGTTTCTTCCCTTCAATCACCAATACTCCCTCCCTGACCCTCGTTTCGCTGCCCACTGCGGTGGTGGCACGTGCGCCCATGCTTGATACCGTTCCCATTTCCACCGTCGCCACACGTCACGCATCCAACGGATCATGTTGACTCCTGCGATAGCACTTGGATCAAGGTAAACGGGATAGATATTGCGGTCTTCCTGCCCTCACGTGGATAAATCAACACACGACCCGGCGACTCCAACATCATCGCGTTCGCAACGCCTTTCTCAACACCCTCAAAGTCATCCATGACGAACACCGTTTTGTCGTGAACAATCTTACCCAACGGCTCTACATCGTCGTTGCCCAAACGCCCGTCTAAATAGACCAGATCAACCTTCACACTTTTGTTTGCCATGTCCTCAAACATTTCATGGGATGTCCCCTTCCGATACTGAAAGATATTTGGCACGTTTAAATTAATGTTGTTGGAGTTATCGCAAGTGTAGATATCCACCAGACGTTCCGTCGCCAAATTCATAGTGAGCGTAGACACGCCAATAAACGTACCCACCTCGGCAATAACCTTGGGCTGAAAGAACTTCACTACCTTGTATAACTCCACTGCATCATCGTAAGGCACAGACCCGGTGTTGTAGTCAGCCTGTTCGCGCAGGGGCCGCTGATCCTTCACGATTTTCTCAATCCGCTCATACGGGTAATCCCCGACCTTCTCATCAATGATATTCCACACGATCTCACTCAGCCGCTTGCGACCGATCTGGATAGAGTTCATGCGCCCTTCCTCGCGTCGATCTCACGCTTGAGATAGAACAACGCTTTCTCCAAGTCCTGTACAGGATCAGAGTCTTTCTTCCCGACGCGGCTCACGTACTTCACTACGTTGCCCAAACGATAGTTCAAGTCTTTCGCTTCGATGAAATCTAGAGTCTCAACACCGCCAGTCGTGTAGTGCGGGGGATGATTAATGACATCGGGAGGAGAAATAACTTCACCGCTTTTGTTAAGATCAATGATCGCCCCGTCTTCTCTACGGGCAAGATTGATCATCACACGCTTCGCTGCCGCCGCTTCAGCATCTCGCTTCGCTTGAAATATGTCTTGTAGTAAACGTGACCGTGGACTTTTGTAGACGGCTTTCTTCTTTACTTTCTTGAGTGTAGGTTTGTTTCTTTTTGCTTCATTCCAACGCACGTAATACACGTATGTTGGCTTTACTTTTACTTGCTTTGCGATTTCTTTGATCGGCTTCCCTGCTTTGAGCAGAGACAAAATCATTTGCGTTTTCGTTTGCATAACTCAATAACTCCTTGCGTAGGTTCTCTACGTTTGTTTCATCAACTATCAATGCGATGCCACCCGACTTGCGAATGTCATCGTGGTTCTTCAACTGAAGTGCAGTGGCCTTCCCACCGTTCGCTTTACATTCTATACCATAAAACAACCCGGCGATACAAATAATAAAATCTGGCGCCCCGCTGTTTCCGTATCCTCCTGTAACTGGCATCACGTAATATGCGTTCAAGTCCTCCAATATATCTTTGACTCTCTTTTTGACACGGCCTTCTGGAGTCATGCCTCTTCCCTCACCGTATCATTTGATACGCTATCGCCACGCAGTTCATCTAAAAGACTTTTATCCATGATCACGCAGTACTCGTTGTCACTAGTTTTCCACCCAATCTCGCGCAGGTACTCGGGCAACGTATCTTTCCACTCCAACGGTGGTATATAAAAATCTTTAACCATGCGGCTCCAGTCAAATGAGTGGATCATGGCAAGACTCTCCTTGATCTTGTCAGGAAGAGTATCTAGTAGGAACACTCGCTTGAACTTAGACTCGATGTAGACGTGAAACTCCTCTGGCCCCGGTCTGAACACCATCACACGGTACTTCCCCGTATCCCCTGCCCCTCGCGGGGCGACTTCATACCACATATAAAACTTCTTTACGTATCGGGTCATTACTTAGTCAGAAAGTAAAACTTAGACACCCCACCACCCGGTGAGTAATAGCGCGACCCCAACTCTGGAAACACGTAGTCTCCAAAATCGTTAAATATCTCAGAGCGTGACCCAGCATGGGTGCGTAGCATGACCATGGAGAACTCCAACTGCTGACGGATATCCTCCGGTATAGACTCGTAATTGGGATACCACTTGATAGGTAAAGTTTCTTGGATGTAGTTGAACGCTACCGAGTCCGGTATCGTTGTATCACCTTCTGTTAGCGTATCTAGCGCAGCACACATAGGCTCTGGACGAATCGCGCCCAGTACCACACCGCCATTGACATCGGTGACGTACAACCATTTCTCAGTGGACACCATGTCATAAGTATCTTTCAAGGCTACCTTAAACTTCTCTAGTGTTTCACAGTACTTTTTGTAGACCAAATCAAATACTGACCTGTCTTTGGGGCGCATCTCAGCCGAACTGACCTCGCCCATAAAATGCTTCGCTAAAAATAAAACTGCTGAGTCGGGCAAATTCCCACGTACTTTGAACCCCGAACGCTCACTGTGTGCGCCGAATCGCTCATCAACGGTTTTGTGAATCGTGTCCCGCACGTAGTCGTTGAAAAAATGATCTGCACGGTGAAGCGCCGAATCAAATCTGTTTGCCGCATCGTGTGATGACGATGGCGAGAGTTTACTTTGCAGATACTTTGGGTTCGTTGTCTGTAAAGCAACAGAAATAAAGTTCTCATGGTTTATTGGTTGGTGATAGGTATTGAACATGATGCAGTCGTAGTCAACTGAAGTGTTATATATGTTGCATACCTGCATACCCCACTTATTGACCACGTACACACGCTCAACAAAAAGAACGTGACCTGACGATGGGTAAAATGTTTTTGTATCAATCTTACCCACTTTGACCTTGCCGCCAGACCGATTGTAAAGAGCAGCGAATATCCCAAAGAGCGGAGAAGTCACAAACAGATTGCGATCCGACACCGTGTTCTGACTGTCCATAAAAATATCATGGACGTTGAATTTAATTCGCTTACCCACTTCACACCTCCTTCCACCAATCTTTGTTTACCTTTTCTAACGCAACCCCCAACTTTGACGGGTAGACAACGGCAGCATCGTCCAACTCGTCGTGGTTTAAGGTTAAGTCACGTACTTCTTTGAAGAAGTTATCCAGTATCAACAACTTTATTTCCAAAGTATTGATCTGATCCGTTAAGTCAATAACTGTTTGTTCCAACATCTTAACCAGCCTCTAAAGAGTAAGTGTAGTCATCCACGCCAATGTCGTAGCCTTGCTTGTAAGCAATGCGAATCTTTTCGCCCACTGGGGCCAGTGCGACCCATTTCTCTACTAACTCCAAACTTTTCTCCTCACCAAACTTACGCCCATCGTAATACCCACGGGCGAACCAATATGTTTTGTCCTGATACTTACTTCTCATCTCACACCTCCGTTACCGTATCAATTGATACGCTTATGCTTTGACTACTACCTTTTGACCACGGGGCGGGGAAAAAGTTTCCCTGCCACCCTCTTTAATCAGCCAAATCGTCGGGATACTTATCTCCCACTTCACCTCAGACTCTAAGTAACCGTCGGTGAACACCACCATGCAATCAGCATTAAGATTGTTCTTGATAATGTACTCACTCACACACGACGCCCGTGTGCCGCCGCCACCCATCGGCTTCAGTGCCTGATGTATCCCACCATAGTTACCTTCAAAGATTTGCTCACCATGAACTGCCGTGTCCCACCACAACACACGGATGCGATCAGGCGGTAACGTCTCGCACAGTTCTTGGATGCGCGATGCAACCTTAGCGATGTCATCATTACTGATAGACCCTGATGTGTCGATAGCGAGTATTACTTCACCAATCGTCTCGTTGATCGTACTCGGCAAGTAATAGTCATCGGCTAAACGATTCTTGTTGAACCGTCGCCACGTGAACTCGTCCTTGCCACGCACGTGAGAACTCCAGAAGTCTTGTAGTACCTCGCGCCAGTCGATGTCTGGCTGCATGAGATCTTTGATGACACGGGGAATCTTTGCACCAAACTTACCTGCAAGTATCCCGCCTTGGTGTATCGCTTCATCGATCTCCTTGCCAATCTTCTCAATTTCCTCGGGTGTAGACCCCCGGACATTTTCGTCATCGTGACTGTCAAAAGATTCTTGGGGACGTTCACCACCATTACCGGTTCCTCCGCCGTTGCCCTGTTCTTGTTTAATATATTCGTACACGCGACGGACAGACCATCCATGGAACATCGGGTCGTGGAAGCATCCCTTGGGTAAGGCAATAAATCCCGGGTGTTTCTTGCCTACTTCTACAATGATGTCATTGACTACGTAGTCCATCGCTACGTTGGCGGTCTTGCGATCCTCCTTCATCAAGTCCATGTGCCGTGGTATGTGCTTGAGCAGCACGTGTAAGTTCTCATGCATGACAACGCCGCGCATCTCTGCATCAGATAAGTTCTGCATGAACTCCCGCCCATACTTCTTGTTGTACCCGTCGGTGTAAGCAGTCGGACACTTTTTAGGTTCATCGACTACGCTCGACTCACCCATCAGAATCACACCGCCATACAGACAAGTCTCAGGGTGCTTGATCAACGCGATGTGCGCTTTCTTCAGTCGCGTCTCAACGTCTACTAGTTTCTCTGCCGTGTTCATAACTTCACCTCTGGATACTTAACTGTAATGTTTGCACCCATCTCGCGGGTCAACTGCAACTCGGAGTAGTCAAAGGTTTTCTTACGCATCAGTGCCGCAAGAATCTTCGCCTCCTTGTTCTCAGGGTAAAACCTCACGTTCCCATAGTTCTCTTTACGCATTACTACCACTTCCATAGATCACCTCTTAGACCAAAAGTTCAATGTGCTTCATGCCCCATTCACGCAGGTCGTTGTTTGTCCGTGCCAACTTCGTTGTACGCTTGGACTGGAACGCCATCGTAAAGAAACATTCTTGGACTTCCTCTGACCGTATGCGCTTAACGAACGTCATAAAGTTAGATAAGTCATCTTGAGTTTCAATCGTATCTACTGCGTTAAACATCGTCATAAACAACGCCGCAGGTCTTTCTGGTATTTGCACGCCATCTGGGTTAGCAATAATATCTTTGACGGAGACCAACTCTTTCTCCATCGACATGAACGCCGCAATAGAGTCAGCGAACGCCGCGCCGCACAAGCCCGCCAGTGCTGCTTGCGTCACGTAGTTACCCAACTCATCACGCTTCTTGATCACCGCATCAGCACCTACCAGAGAGCGTGGCGTAACAAATGATACGATGGGTCTACCGGGATTGAAGATGTACGGGTTCTCCTCCTGCCCACCGTCCAAGTAACTCGCAAGTGACGACGGATTTATAGCGACCCATGCACGGACAATGCGAGAGACGTTATTATCAGTCGCCCACAAATTCCATCTGGCCGCGTCGGGTTTGCGTACATTGATCACGCACAGGCGATTCAGTACATGGGCAGACAGGGTGTCGCCCACACCGTCAGAGATATTATTACCTGTTGCGAACACGATAGATCCTTCAGGCAGTGCCGTGTCGCCCACCGTTCTCTCAAGCATCAGTCGAGTGAAGATGACCTGTAGCAACTTGTTCGCCTTAGTCACCTCATCGAGCATGATGATCTTTGGTTTGGGAGAGTCGAGACGGAAGAGTTCAGACACGTATGACTGAAGAGTCTTTGTCCCATGGTCAGGTATCCGCATCACGACATCAGATACGTCTAACACAGGGCAGTCAGCATAGATTGTGTCATGCGTATCCTTGTACGCTTGCTCCAACATCCGCAACACCGTTGACTTGCCGATCCCCGGCTCACCACGTAGCAACACAGTACGCTGCTCACCGATTGCCATGATCAACCCCGGCACATCTTTCAAGTCCACCGGAGTATTAAAGTTAATAGTCTTACTAGCCATGTCACACCTCTAGTTAATTAAGTTAAACGCCGAACTTCGCCAGAATGTCATCGATACCTTCCTTGATGACCACACGCTTGGTGTCAGAGTTCCGTAACTGATCAATACTGACACCCTCTAACAACTTCTCTAGTCCTGCCCGTGCTTCCTCAAGTCGCGGGTCAGACATGATGTTAAAGTCCTTGAATGTTTCGCAGAGTTCTTTGGCACGGTCGATAGTTGAGTCATAAAGTTTTCTACGGCGCACCTTGATCTCACCGTTCGTATCCACCGTGGTCTCGACCTCGCAGCAGTACGAAATGGATTTCATAATGTCCAGTAACTGCTCGGTCTGCTTGGATAGAATATCCTCCACCATGCGCTTGGCTTGCCTGTTGTAATGCACCGCCATATCGTCCAGTAACTCCTGCGCTATCGCACAGCGGAAGTCACCCGTCGGTACTTCAGACTGAATCAGGTCGATACTGAACTTGTGCCGTAGTTCAGACACATCTGGATACTCACTCCGGTCAAACATCGAACCTTGCACGAACGCCATGTTCGACACGATGGTCGGGTACTTGTCCAGAAAGTCATCCACCAACTGCTGAAACTTAGTCTCATGCTCACGGAATTCTTTGTGGAACCTAGTGAGATTGGCGACAGGCAGTAGGCGTTGCGATCCCGCCCAGTCATAGGTGTTCTTCTGCACCCAGTTATAAATAGTCTGTCTGTAATTCAGCACAGACTTATGCTCAGCGTTCTTGGCAAGTAAGTTCTTCACGAACTTCCCTGCGTCTTTGTCGGCTTTCTTCGCCGTAGTCACCTCATCACTGATCTGCTTGTCCTGCACCGTGGCGTTCCACACGTGCGACTCGACAGAGACCAGCACACATGAAGTGGCTAGGGAAGTAATGTGCTGCGGCTTAGTTAACAGAGCATCTCTCGATGCACTCTCTCGTGTTGTCATATCCATACTGCTACCTCGTTAATTAAGTTAAAACTCAAACTCTTCCGTATCATTTGATACGCGCTTGGCATTACTCAGTTTCGCTATCTGACTCTCCAGATACCTAGACCATGCCTCCTCGACTATGATCTTTGACCCGATTTCTGACCGTAAGTTCCGTAGTTTCTGCAAGTTTTCTCTGGTTTTAGTCAGCCTATCGGTCAGGTTATTGATCGTGTTTTCTGTTGCGCTCATCACCAAATACCTCAAGAAACTGATCGTCTAACTCCCGGCCCCGCTCGATGATCCATCGATCTTGTTCCTGCTCTGTCTTCCACTGATTGCGCTTGATCTCCAGTTTCTTCAGCAGGGCATCAAGACCGGGTTTGATGTGGGTTGGCTTGGTCATCGCCCGTTCTCCTGTATCCATTTCATCCACTCAAGTAAAACCTCCTTGGCTTCTCGTCGGTCAAGATCAAACTCTTCAGCCAGATACGGCGCTGCGCCAAACATATTGATGCTGCCGTGATCCCGTACCATGTTCAGATACAGAAACTCTGGTCGGATTTCTTCATTACTCATAACTCAACACTCCTATTCAGTATTTTTCTCAACATCGCCTTCCACACGTGTGGCTTTATTGGCTCTCGCCACTTGATCTCGTCTGTCATCACAGGCACAAACACGTATTTATTCGCTTCATGCTTTGCCTTCTTTGCGCTGCCGATCTTTTTCATCTCACACCCCCACCGTATTACCTAATACGCGCTCTGCCGTGTACGGGTTGATCCCGCCATGCTTGTTGATCAAATACACGATCACCGTCAACGGAACCCACGGAAACACCGTCTCGGTTGTGCCGGGAGTCTCGGCATATGGGGCAAGACTCTCTTCAAGGATGGACGGGTAGCCCACCTCGAAATGCGTGTACGCATGGGCATCATCCGTTCGCGGAGTGCAGTAGTGGTTAGCACTCGCTTGTACCGAAAACTCGAAACCATCCTTGCAGATGATCGAATCAGCAGGGGTGCGGTATGAAAGCCCAACACCCCTCGGAACCGAATTGCCGCTCTTGACCCATGCTTGGATATAATTTTCTAACGCCATGTTTTTACCCTCTTGCTACTTTGTTGAGACACTTCAGCAGCGTCCTGTCGGACACCACCATGTAATTACTCTTATGCATCGGCACGACCGTATGCTTCACACGTCTGGCTTCTGCCTCGCCACAACGTAGGCAGGTTCGATATCCCGCCTCGTATCGCTTGGCAGCGACCTCTTCTATATGACAGGCTACGCATCGCATGGTTCCGCTCACTTGACCCGATCCGCAGCCAGTAGCGTCAGCACCACAAGCCCAAACGAATAGTTGATCAGGTAGAGCCAGCCACCTTGAGGCAGCATCTGAGACAGCCCACCGACTACTGCGACCGTAGCCAATACGGTCAGTACGAACTCGCCAACCTTGTTGAACTTTGAATCGCTACGCTTAGCCACACTTACCTCCACCGTATCAATTGATACGCTCAGGAAAACCTAAACTCACGCAACCGTCGGGCGTTTTTGTCCGACCCTATTTAGACCGTGTGGAATCGGGAAAGTTCCCCGTTTTGTATCGATTTTTGAAGTTTTTTACATTGCGGCTACGCTTGGGTTCGTTTTGCTGTTTTCCGTTTCACGCTTGCACGGGTTGCACCGTGTCTTAAAACACGCTCGGGAATACCTCGTCAGATGTTTATGTTTTTGGTGATGGCTATTTAATTTCTGGATAGGCTTGGCCTACTTTCAACAACTTTCCGATGCAACAAAGTTTGTTCCATTTGTTCCACGTGTTCCAAAAATCAGATTGGGATTATGTTACAGAAAGTGGGGGTGGGGTGAAATTGGGATTATTTTGTAAGTGCTTGATTTTACTAGGTTCCGATGTGCGGAATGTGGAGTATAGATAGATAGATTCTTTTAAAAATATATATATAAGTAGAGTTTGTTCCAATGTTCCAAGGTTTTAGGGTATATCACTCCTGCAAGACTTGGGAAAATTTTGTGGGCATCGATTTATAATAAAAATTTATGACGCTTGCTGCTCCCCCACCTTGCCAAACCTTGTTGCCTATCTTGGAACATTGGAACATTGGAACAAACTCACGTAAGTGCATGATTCTATTAAAAAAATCTTGTTCCAAGCGTTTTTTCAACTTGGAACAAACTCTACAGACCCCTTGGAACAAAACCTCGCACAAAGTTATGCACAGGGTTATTCACGTGAGCGGCGTCATGCAGAATCTTTTAGTAGAACTGGTATCAGTAACTGGCTTCGCTCAGACGTAACTGGCTTCGTGGAACAAAACAGGACAGAGTGAGCGAGGCGGGACGTGGTGGGGCGAGGAGAACCGGGCAAGAAAAAGCCCCCGCTAGGTTTCCCTAGCGAGGGCGCAGCGTGACAATTGTCACGGATGGGGTTTTACTTTTTCGGGCGACGCGCCGCGAACTGGTCGAACAGATTGGCAACCAATGCCGGGGCGGGGTTCGACTCTAAGAACGCATCGAGCGCGGCAAGGATAGCGTCAGGCGTTGGAGCCTTTTTCGACTTGGCATCTGACCCCGCGCTATCAGTCGCAACCGGGAACGCGATGTCAGCGACACGCTTCCAGTTCAATCGAGCATAGGCGAGGATCGCATCCCATACTTTACGCTCGGGCGCATCCTTAGCCAGTTTCTCCCGGTCAGCGTCTGGCATATCAGAAACCGTCTTAGCCATCGCCATATTGACAGGACGACGATCCGCGCCCTTCCCGGTATGACGTTGACGGTTCAGATACTTGCCACGGAATACAGCCTTCACGCCGTCGGCTGCGGCCTTGAACTCAGCAGAGTCGCGGGGCTTGTCGGATGGCGGAACGTACTGAACTAACGCCGTGGCGAGTGTACGCAGCCCATCCTCGACGGCCTGAGCGTGGCTATCGTCAGCGTCAGCGAGAGACGCCGCAAGCGTGGTGATATATGCAAGAGTAACCATTTTCAACACTCCTTCAACATGGGCGCGAACTCCGCGCCCTTCGCCTATTTAGACAAGGCGGGTTCCCCGAAAGTTCCGCGATATCGAAACTTTTTTCACGATGGCGGGCGTATCAATTGATACGGTACCGGCTCAGTGACCCCCCGATCCGACCCGGCCCGACCCCACCCCCACCCGACCCGCCACGCTGGCGTTGGGACTCCGTAGTACCCCACATACACTAAGATCCTCACAAACAACGCCCCACATTTCAAAAGCCGGCTTTGGAAAGCCACCCCTCCCCCCGTCATTATTTACATTTCTATACCACGCTTACCCCACCCCCTCGCCTATAAAACCCCCCCGGTTGTCTTTTTGGTACCATGCTGTTTTACTTCGTATATATTGTGTT